GCAAGGTGCTGTCCCGCAATGTCATCTCTGCCGGAATCCGCAATCTGCCCGGTTTTTCCATGGGTACGGTTTCCGGTGACTGCTGGCAGAAAACCGCACGAATGCAGGTCAGCTATGACAACATCTTAGAATGGCTGTACGGTCTATGCGAGATCATCGGCGGTTCGGCAAATGTGCGGCTGGATGGAAATGCTCTGAAATGCGATCTGTTTTCCGGAACAGACCGCAGTTTGTTGCAGGATGACAATCCTCATATCGTATTCTCTGATGCGTACAACAATCTGCTGTCGTTTTCCTATGCAGCAGACGATGCCGTGCAGAAAAACTTCGCCTATGTGCTGGGCTGCGGCGAGGGCAATGCCAGAAAACGCACGACATTCTGTTCTGGTACAGAGCCGACCTATCTTGACCGCTACGAGGTGTATGTAGATGAGCGAAACACGGCACAGGAAGAGGATGTGACCGATGCGGAATATCTGGAAATTTTGAAAAGCAGCGGTGCAGAACATCTGGTGCAGCCAAAAACGGCATCGGAATCCGCCATCGCTGCTTTTTCTACCCAGTTTCAGTACAACAAGGATTACTTTGTGGGCGACTATGTAACTGTGGAGCAGAGAAGATTTGGCTTGATTCAGCCTCGAATTCAGCTAATTGGCATGGTGGAGAGTTTCGACCAGAACGGCAGAAGTCTGACACCGACTTTCAAAGAAACGGAGTGATATTCATATGTCTTTTTCTTATGGATTTTTTAACGCACAAAACCTTGACCGGGTATATACCGCAGAAGATTTCACGGCATATTTGTCCAGTTTAATTTGCAATGGGATTCTGGATACTTACCGGCAGTGTTTTGCACCAACAGTCAAAAATTTATCCGTTACATTCGGCACGGGCAAGGCGTGGATCGATGGACACTATTTTATCAGTGATACCCTGCATACCATCGACTTTTCTTCCTATGTAGATGAATCGTTGAATCGTTATGTAGCAATCGGGATCTACTGTGATCGTTCCACTCGTACCTGTGGGATTCGTGTTCTGGCAGGTACAGCAGCCACCAGTCCAACCATTCCCACCTTTACCAACAACAATGTGACGACTTATCTGACTCTGGCAGTTGTAAGACTGCGTGCTGGAACGACAGCTATTCTGGATTCTGACCTGACAGACTGCCGTGCAGACGATAGTAAATGCGGATACTGCAAGTGCATTCTTGGCAAATGCAGAGTGACGGAGATGCTCTCTGAAATGGCAAAGACGAATGCCACACTGGACGAACTGCAAAAGCGGCTGGATGCGATGAACAGCCAGATTTCGGAACTGCAAACCAAGGTAGATGACTTGACGGCAGGCGAAATTGTAGCAACTGGACAGTGCGGTGAAAACATCTACTATGTTCTCTATGACAATGGCAAACTGCTGCTGCGTGGCACGGGTGCAACATACGACTATACTTCTCACGATTCTGTGTTCTATCAAAACGACCGGATCAAGGAGATCGTGCTAAGCAATGGTATTACTGGTCTGGGAGACCGTTTGTTTTATCATTGTGCCAATGCGAGAACGGTATCTCTGCCGGCTACACTGACCAGCATTGGTGATTCCGCTTTTGCACAGGGAGATGCTGTAATCAATGATACCGCCGGTCTGACTTCTGTTACCATTCCGCAGGCAGTTACTGCGATCCGGTCATATGCCTTTTATCACACCGCCATTGCAGAAGTCACTGTGCCTGCCAGCGTGAAAACATGGGGAAAGTATGTTTTCAGCGGCTGTGCAAAGCTGAAGGCTGCTCGTGTTGCGTGTGATTCCATTGGTGCTTTTGCGTTTACAAGATGTACAGCATTGTCCGATCTTACGATTTCGGCAAATTGCAAGACATTCGGACAAAATATACTGACGTATTGCGAAAGCCTAAAAACCATCACTTATGAGGGTACGATTACGCAGTGGAACGCCATCACCAAACCAACCAACTGGATGTCCTCCGGAGAACATTCCTACAACAATTATCTGAAAAAGATCCAGTGCATAGACGGCTATTTGGAATATGATCCTGAAAATAATGTGTGGAACGAGGTGAAAAACGGATGATGAAATTCTTAGTGAAACAGCAAAAAATCGAAGTGCTGGAGCGAGAGATCATTGCTTCTGACCAGATCGCATTTGTTTCGGTGAAGTTCGTGTTTGATGGGACTTGGAAAACGCTGCACAAAGTGGTGCAGTTCACCCAGTGCGAAGAAACATACAACTTGGTACTTGGCACAGAGGGAACAACCTGCTTGCTGCCTGCCGAACTGCATCCCGGTGCGGTGAAAATGAGTTTGTTTGGTTACGATGAGGAAAGCGATACTACACTGCGTGCAACAACCGTACCAGTAACTCTTCACATTCGACCATCTGGGTTTGTTGCAGATGGGGATACGCCAATTCCGCCGACTCCGGATCTGTATACGCAGCTTTTGAAAAAGCTTTCCGAGATGCAAACCGGAGCAAACGGAAAAGACGGTCGTTCTGCTTATGAAATTGCCATAGAAAACGGTTTTGTGGGGACAGCTGCAGAATGGCTGGAGAGTTTGAAAGGCAAGGATGGTATTGATGGCAAGGACGGAAAAGATGGTGCAGATGGTTTGCCCGGGAAGGATGGCACAAATGGGAAAGATGGCTTACCGGGGAAAGATGGTAGAGATGGGCGTGACGGAAAGGATGGCGTTTCTCCGGATTTGACAAATTATCCGGATACCGATGCTGTAAAAGCACTGATTCAAGCTGCGGTTCAGCCGCTTTTACAGCAGGCACACATTCATAAAAATCTGGATGTTTTAGATGATTTGACGACAGATGAACTCTCTTTACTGCGTGCTCTTCAGGAATTCGAGGATGATACAACTTACAATATCCAAACATTCCGAGAAGCCATTGCAGCATTGAATGAAAAGGCACATACCCACGAAAATCAATCCGCATTGAATCAGATCACCGCCGCTAAAATCGCACAATGGGATGGTTTCGGCACACAAATCAATGGGCTTAGTACAAAGGTTACGGTCTATTCGGAAAAGACAGAACGTACTTTGGAGAGCCTGCAAAAGCAAATCGATAATCTGACAAGCGGCAGAAATTACACCGTCCTGTTTCAGTCCGGGCAGAATGCCATTTCGACCTATGCATCAAATCTCAGTATGATTCTGGACGGCAGGTATCAGACAATGGCGGATTTCCTGACTGCTTATCCGCAGTTTTGCAGTGCAGAAAATAATTTCATGTTGTCCTACTCGCAAACGTGTTTTAACTGGGATAAGTCGGTCTTGACCGTTTGTGCAAAGCCGCTGTCTCTGACGAAAAATGCGGAAATCGTGATGTCCTATCAGTCGGGTTCCAGCGAAGCCGGAAGCCTGTATCTGGTGCAGAAACCGCAGAAGATCGACATTCCTATTGGTGTGTATGTGAACACAGAGATTGATGCAAATCGTGCGGTTTCTCTGGATTTCCAATGGCTGCAGTCGGAAACCTTTATCACCACCATCACAGAATGCACCGGCATTTCTGACGGCGAATATTACCTTGCATGGGCAGGCAGAAGCAACAATTCCCACCCGAAAATCCGATTCCTGAAAGTACTGGAGGGTTAAAAATATGATGAAAGATACCATTTGCGTGGCTGTCGGCTTGGTCGGCGGCTTTTTTACTGCCATTTTTGGCGGCTGGGACTCCGCTTTGGTGACACTGGTCGTCTTTATGGCAATCGACTTTTTCACCGGCATCATCACCGCCATGATGAAAAAGTCCAAACACACAGAAAGCGGCGGACTTTCTTCCAAAGCCGGCTGGTTCGGTCTGGCGAAAAAGGTCTGCACTTTAATGCTGATCGTCGTTGCAGTTCGGATGGATATTCTGCTGAATACCAACTACATCCGGGATGCAGTCTGCATCAGCTTTTGCCTGAACGAACTGCTTTCCATCGTGGAAAATACAAGTTTATGGGTGACTCCCCACAGTGTGGGGAGATGTCCGTAGGACAGAGGGGACGGGCTCCTGTCAGGAGTTCCGTATCCGCCCGCAATCCAAAAAGCAATTGATGTTCTGCAAACGAAAATCGGCAGAACGGAAGAAACGATCGACAAGGAGGACAAGTAATATGACTATTTTAAGACCTGATGCAACAACGACATTTGGCGGTGTCACCGTCAACGAGTATTTACTCACCAAACACAATCCCAACCACATTGATATGCCCTCTGTTTCCATGGCAGGGAAAATCATCGGTGTGACCGTCCACAATACCGATTGGATCACCGTAGCAAGCGGCACGACCCCTGCGGAACAGTACACGAGAGCAACGGTCAATAACAACATGAAGGATGTGCGAGTTCATTACTATGTGGATAACGTGTGTGCATGGCAGAATCTGCCCCACAGCCTGAGCGGCTGGCATGCCGCTGATGGCAGTGGTAATGGAAATCGCAGAACCATTGCCATTGAATGCATTATGTCCTCTGCGTATAATTCTACGGATAAGAAGTCGGAGGACAATGCAGCGAAATTGGCAGCAGCCCTTCTGAAACAGTATGGACTGGACATCAACCATCTCTACACGCATACCCACTGGCTGAATGTTCGTGACGGACGAAACGGAACGATTGACCAATTGAACACCATGTACAATCGGTACAAAATGTGTCCGGCGTACATTTTGCCTCATTGGGCGGAGTTCAAGAAAAAGGTACAGTCTTATTTGAATGCAGGAACTTCCACTATTTCTGCACCCTCCACAAAGCAGCTTTACCGGGTGAGAAAGTCTTGGGCAGATGCAAAGTCGCAGCTTGGTGCATATTCCTCTTTGGAGAATGCGAAGAAAGCCTGCAAGGCCGGATATTCTGTATTTGATGCCAACGGAAATGTGGTCTACACCAATGGCAGCAAGTTCACCAAAGGACAGAAGGTTGCCATTCGTGCCAACACGCCTCTGTTCGCCAGTGCAGAAACTACGTCTGTAACCAGAAGAATCAGCGGTACTTACTATCTGTATGATGGCATTGCCTGCAAGAACGGTCGTTATCGGATCACCACAAAGCCGGAGTTCTGCGGAAAGACACCGGTGGGACAGTATGTGACCGGTTATGTTTCTTGGGATAATTTCGGGGTGATTGGATGAATGCAGAACAAAAAGACCAGATCCGGCAGCTGCACAGCAGCGGTCTGGGCTACAAGAAAATCGCAGCCCAATTAGGGCTGTCTGTCAACACCGTGGCTTCTTTCTGCAAACGGCAGAGAGGAAGCGAATCCTGCCCACACTGTCCGCAGTGTGGGCGTTCTGTTGTGCAGACACCGCAACGAAAACCGAAACGATTCTGTTCCACACAATGCCACAATACTTGGTGGAATCACCATGTTGTATCGGGGAACGGCAAACAACAACAGCTCTGCCCTATCTGCAAAGAGCCGTTTTTTGCCTATCCCAGTTCGCACCGAAAATATTGTTCCCGTCTTTGCTATGGGAAGCACAGAAAGGAAATGGCACATGGAAAAAGAACATTACCATAAGATCATTACGTATCAAACCACAGTTTCGATTTTGAAAAGCTGGATGCATGCTGGATTGGTCACGCCGGAGGAATTCCAAAAAATCAACACCATAATTGCCGAACGTTCCGGCATATCTTTGTGCAGTATATTCCTTGACTCCTGCCCGATCGTACGGTAATATGTCATCGGAAAGGGGGAGATTATCACGGCACGAGTGATACAAAAAGTTGCATTTCCACAGAAAAAGCCGTTCCTGTTGAAACGGACGGCAGCCTATGCCAGAGTGTCCAGCGGAAAGGATGCCATGCTCCATTCTCTGTCGGCACAGGTCAGCTATTACAATCAGCTGATCCAGAGCAATCCGAAGTGGCTGTTCTGCGGTGTTTATGCAGATGAGGCATTGACGGGAACAAAGGAAAATCGTGCAGAATTTCAAAAGCTGCTGAACCGATGCCGGCGAGGAGAAATTGACTTGATTCTGACAAAGTCCATTTCCCGTTTTGCACGAAACACGGTCACCCTGCTGGAAACGGTACGGGAACTGAAAACACTGGGCGTTGATGTCTATTTCGAGGAACAGCGGATTCATTCCATGAGTTCAGACGGCGAACTGATGCTTTCCATTCTGGCATCCTATGCACAGGAGGAAAGCTATTCTGCCAGCGAGAACAAAAAGTGGCAGATGCGAAAGGACTTTGAACAGGGAAAAGTCGGGAGTATGCGAATGCTGGGCTATCGGCGAACCAAGTCCGGAAAACTAGAAATCGTACCGGAGGAGGCAGAAATCGTTAGAATGATTTTTCTATATTATCTGTCTGGTATGGGCAAGCTGGCAATTGCCAAGAAACTGAATGAACAGCAGATATGCACGGTGCGTGGCTGTGCATGGACGACAGAGGACGTAAGGCGAACGCTCCGCAATGAAAAGTACACCGGAAACCTGTTGCTGCAAAAAAGTTTTCGGGAAAATCACATTACCAAGAAAAAGGTGGCTAACATCGGACAGCTTCCGCAGTATTTCGTTGCCGATTCACATGAAGCCATCATTTCGCTGGAACAGTTTGATGCGGTGCAGAAACAAATGGCGGAACGGCAGAAAAAATATGCCGGTTCCTGTACCACAAACCGATATCCATTTACGCAGAAAATACGGTGTGCCTGCTGCGGCAAGTATTACCGCAGAAAAACGACTGTGACCGGTGTGGTCTGGATTTGTTCCACTTACAACACCAAAGGGAAAAAATACTGTCCAACAGCAAAACAGATTCCGGAAAATACGCTGATTTCTGCCTGCTGTGATGTTTTGGAAATATCGGAATTTGATACGGAGCGATTTGCGGAACAAATCGAACAGATTCAGATTCCTGCACCCAATGAACTGCAATTCTGCTTTTCGGACGGAACGGAACAAACCGTATCTTGGAAAGACCGTTCCCGTTCGGAAAGCTGGACAACGGAAATGCGAGAGAAAGCGAGGCAGAAAAAATGGCGACAGTCCTAAAAATACCGGCAAAGTTTCATCCCATAACGCATTTGCCGGAAACCAAGGTTCAGAAACGCAGAGTGGCAGCCTATGCCAGAGTTTCCACGGATTCCGAGGAACAGCAGACCTCCTATGCTGCACAGGTAGATCGCTACACCAAATACATTCAGGAACGGGCAGACTGGGAGTTTGTTGCAGTCTATACCGATGAGGGCATTTCTGCCCTGAATACCAAACATCGGGACGGCTTTAATCGCATGGTGGCAGATGCTCTGGACGGCAAAATCGATTTGATTGTCACCAAATCAGTCAGCCGGTTTGCACGAAACACTGTAGATTCTTTGACGACTGTGCGAAAGCTGAAAGAAAAAGGCGTGGAGGTGTTTTTCGAGAAAGAAAACATCTACACGCTGGATTCCAAGGGCGAGCTGCTGATCACCATCATGTCCAGTCTGGCACAGGAGGAGAGCCGTTCTATTTCGGAAAATGTAACTTGGGGACAGCGAAAGCGAATGGCGGACGGCAAGGTCAGCCTGCCGTACAAGCATTTTCTGGGCTATCGAAAAGGAGCAGATGGCTTGCCGGAAATTGTGCCGGAGGAGGCAGAGATTATTCGGAACATCTATCGTTGGTTTATGGAGGGGAAAACGCCGACTGGCATTGCGAGAACATTGACAGAACAGGGCGTTCCGACACCTGCCGGAAAGGAGCAATGGTGTTCCAGCACAGTGAAAAGCATTCTGACCAATGAAAAATACAAGGGTTCTGCTCTATTGCAAAAGAGATTTACGGTGGATTTCCTCACGAAAAAATCTAAGGTGAATGAGGGTGAAGTGCCGCAATACTACATCGAGGAAAGTCACCCTGCCATCATAGTGCCGGAGGAATTTGAACTGGTGCAGGCAGAATTGCTGCGGAGGCAAAACCTACGGCGGCAGTACAATGGGAAAAGTGTATTTGCTGCCCGGCTTGTCTGCGGCGACTGCGGAAATTTCTTCGGGGCAAAGGTCTGGCATTCCAACAGCAAGTATCGGCAGGTGATCTGGCAGTGCAA